TGACGCGTAGTTGAGAACCAACAAGCATACCAACAGGGTATCGCAAATATGAACCCGCCGAGAAGAAGCCGCTTGACCCACTCGCGAATGTGATTGTTGAAATATCACCCGTAGTTGATATACTGAAAGTCACGCCGCCGAATGAGCCATGCGCTATTACTATTCCACATTCGTGTCCGAATGTTACTTCTGCTAAATCACCCTTATATATCGTTGATGCCATGTTTATTCCTCTTTTTATGCTATTAATTCGCTAAATATCACAATTTCAACTTGAAAGGTCATGCGATGAAGCCGCTTCGTCCGGTCTGAAAGGTCAGTCCTTGTTTTATAGAGTAATCGGTCAAAATTAACCCCATCGCCTTTTCTATTCGCATGAACGACGCGCCGTATTTCATCTTCCATCTTCATAAGTTGGTCGCGTCCTTCGGTTGTGCGAGCATCAACCGTGATATTTATGCGAGTGTGAACGAAGTCATAAAAAACTTCGGGTTGTTCTTCATTGTGTGCGGTTTCGTATAGCACAATTGCATCGGAACGAGCAAGGTCAAGTCTTTTACCACCGGGGTCGGCAATGGTAATATCTTGTATAACAGGCTTCCTTTGATTACTATTGGCGCGATTCCACCCATCACTAAACAGGTCTTTGACTAATTCAATAGATTCAAGAGCCATTACAAATCTCTCCATAGTGGACCATTGCGCGCATCCTGCATTGCCTTCTCGCGAATTCTTGAAAAATCGGAGTGTTTTGAAGTCATTACAGAACCATCTTTGAGAAGGATATTACCTTCTCCATCCACCTCATATCCATAAGCATCTGCGCTCGCTACAAGATATATGCGCCCTTCATTTCCATCAATAGATGCTTCTCGCATTTTAGAGAAAGCAGATTCTAAGCGTTTCATAAGCGCGTCCATATCAATCAAGGGTGAGCACCTCCACATAACGCGGTAAGGTCTCCGCTACTTGAGCCTTGAGTAATTGATATTTACTACCCAAGTCCACATTCTGTGTTCCTTCGGGTAATAATACGCTCCTATCATCCGATAAAATCAAGTCCATCGCGACTAATTTAGTGCATATATCTTCAATGGCCTTTTCCACATATCGTTCCCCATAGACATAAGAAACCTTGACAGCATTCCATGAAAAATAAGGATATGTATTATTGAAATAAATAATTCCTAAATCATAATCACACCACCAATCACGGAGACGCGCTTCATCACCTGTTGTAGTTCCAACATAATCAATTCTAAAACGGGTTTGATATATGATAGCATCTAACACAGCCGCGGCACTAATATCACCAACTAAATCAACCACTCCGCTTAAAACATTAGATGAATTACTTGTGTAATATCCGAAGGCTGAACCTATTCTAATGATACCATATGGTGAGAAATCAGTTGTATCAGCGAGTGTTATAGTAGTAGCGGTGGATGATACTACTGTTCCTTGAAATGACGATGCACCCAAAATGTTAATCGCGTTTTCATCCGTTACACCAATAGTTGCATTTTCACCACCATCGCCACGACGCATGCTGGTAATTTTCAATTGACCTCCACCATAATCCGCATTAGCAGAAGCCATGAACTCATGATGAATGTTAGCCACTACTGTGCCGTCTGTGGCTTGCGCGTCTTCAACACTATAAGAAGGAGAGAAAAGTGTTGATGATTTCCCCCTTCTTAAATCCTTATTGATAATATCGGCTAATTGTTGCGCAGTTGATACAGTATCAAATTGAGTATTGAATTTAGAATTACCACTACCTGCCGTTAGAGTAGCAACACCACCACCACCGGGGCAAAAGAATATTTTATCTGTGTCTGCAATTAATAAAGAATTATCAATCACCTTGAGTCTCACTTCGGCAGCGGCAATTTCACGATAATTTGAACCTTGCCAAACTTCAAGTCTCAATACCTGTTGAACATTTCTAAAATACAACGGAACAGAACCAACATAATCTGTATAATAACGACGACGATATGGTTTGTATGTATCAAAATTAATGTATTCTGCCGTTTGTAACATAGGTCTCCATGCATTATTAGTCAAATTATCAATTTTATCTTGGGTGCGAATGATGAGTGTTTCAACTTGTGATTTAGTCACACCCTTTCTCTTACCATTGGTAAATGATTGGAGAGGTTGAATATATGCGTTATCAGCAATATTATAATCACCCACAGTTCCACCAACCCATGTGATAAGAACACCTAATGCGTCGCGCGCAATTGCCGTAATAACAACCGTCTCACCAAGTTCAATATCACTCGCGAGTTCAATACTCTCTCCTACTTCAAATCCTGTATGACGATAATCACTCGCTGTAATTGTAGCCGTTGTAGCACCTGTGTTTGAATCGCTCACAAGATAAACGGGGTCGGGTAATGGGATTTGCAATATATCTGCTACCTTTTGTGCGGTAGTATAATACAAACGGTCAGGAAACAACGGACGAGCCGCGCGTTCACCTGTTTGAAAGACTGTGGGCATTAGACCACCTTCTCCACTTTACCGAGATTGTAATCCATAGGTTTGCTACATGCCCCGCATCTCTCAATATAACAGAAATGTAGCATACCACAATGACGACAACGAGTGCCGCCGCCAATATTTATAACATCTCTAATGTTCCGAGAGCGCGTATTTTGTTGTTTGGCTATTCCGGGTAATGGGTCGCGAGCGTCTTGCTTAATCATGTCCCCTTCGGCCTGTTGCCAGCCCTGTTTGGCCATCCTGTGTATGTCTTGTGGTGTCAATCCTGTCATAATACCACCTCTCATGAGGTGACTACCACAACATATAAATTACCTTGCAAAGTATATGATGTTATACCCTCAATCGTTTTTAGCGAGGTATAGTCATCAAGGACCTTCTGCACACCATCTGCAATTGCCGCGCCTGTTTCGCACCCTTCATTGGGTGTGAATTCAAACACTTTGGTATCGGACAAAGTGAATCACCTTATCTTTTACCAATTACGAATAGTTTTCCACCTGCGGCAACACCGGGGTCGTTATAATTAACAGTTGTTCCCACAATAGTGCAAGTTCCCGTAGTCGGACCCGCCACACCCGTTAATGGGTGACAAGAAGCCATGAGTATTTCGCTAAGAAACGCGGAAAGGTCGGTTGAAGTGTCTGCATTCGCGACTGTTCCGGTTATTACCAATAAGTCACCAATTGTATGCGGTCTGTTGTCTGCTGTAAATGCCATGATTATTCATCTCCTGTTGGTTCTTCCATCCTGCCTTCGTTAATAATTTCTTCGGTGGGATTTTGATGCGCGTTTATTTTCTTCAAAAGATTAGTCTTGGTGGATATAGCAGAATATATTATTTCATTCTCATCCATCCAAGTCATAATGTCTCCCTTAGTCCATTTCATATCAGGTGTTGTATTGGCTTCACTCTCAATTTGAGGTATTACCATTTCACCATCAATAGTGAATTCATTACCAAGCCTATTAAGGTTAGCACTTATCCACTCTTTACTCATATCGCGTCCTATACCCCACTCCCAAAAACCCAAGCGACCCATATTGCCGCCGCATTTTTTAGGACCTTTGTATGTTACCGTTGGCAAGAAAACCACCTTAACCGAGTATCAACAACATAGTCAAGGTTTCAGTTGCACTACTATTGTGAGTTAATACAAGTCCCGATTTTGAGATACCCGAATCACCCGCACTACCAATCTCGGAGAACGCGCCGTGAATTGCGGTTACGCCACCCGATAAAGTTAATGTTGCTCCTGCTGTTGCTCCTGTCCATGTTAAAAGAACCAATCGTGGTCCTAATGAATTCGTTCCGTCGCTTTGACGAGCCGCGAAGGAAGTTAGAGCACCCGGATAGGAGGTTAGCCAAGCAGTATCATCTTGGTCCACGCCACCAATTAAGGGTAAATCCAGAACCATCGCTTCGGTTCCTGCGTTTGCTGTGTATGTTATTCCTCTATGTGTTATAGCCATATTTCATCATCTCCTCATTGTAAATCGCGAATACTACCACTTGCACCAAAGAATGAACACCATAATTCACCCATTGTTCTGTATAGCCCCTCTTGTCCAAGACGGTTAATCGCGAATGGGTCTCCTGTTTCAATACCACTTTCAAAGTATTGGGTTGGAATTGCGGTTTGGAACCACAAATAATCAGTATCAAGATAATACATACGACTTAGGCTACCTGCGCCTTCGTCTGGCATATCCTTAGTTGGAATGATTGGGACTCCATTGTATGTTGCAACAATGAAACCTGCTTCAATACCGGGAACACCCTTCACACCGGAGTATGTTGGAGTGATTCTCTTAGAATCCATGAACCTCTGTTGAGATTGTAGCAATTGCTGGGTTCTCATCAAAGTGTCATATCCTGTTAGGATAACCTTTGGATTACCACCACGAACCCAAATCTGTTGAAATAATCCATCAAGTTGATTTAGGGATAGGTTGCGATTGGTTGAAGTAGCATCAACATCAACTTCTGCACTATGAAAAGCGGCACTCCCATCGCGAGTGATGGAGTAAATGTCGTGCTTAGCCGCGCTTCCTGTAATGTGACCTGTTCCTGTGGTCATTGTATCAGGGTCGGAAGTAAGTCGGTCAAGTGATTCAAAGTCATTACCTGCTGTGGTATCAACATCGGTTAGCATCATTTGATTAACATGTTCTGCGTGGTGCTTGCCCATTTCTTCTTTGAGAACTTGGCGCACATCGCCCATTCCGTCGTCTTTGTCGGATAGGAACATACTTACTTCGGATAGGTCAAAGGTGTGAGCAATAGTCTTAGGCTTTGCAGCAACATGAAGAAATTCAGGTCGGCTGGTGTCTGGTAATGTTCCATTCTCAGCAATTCCGCCACCTTTTGTAAAGTCAGCGCGGGAAGTGAGTATTCTCCATCCACTTCGTTCCCACGGTTTCTTAGGTAGGATTGAGAAGGCGTTGAATTCTTGATTCAGTTGAGACCAAACCTTTCGTCCGTAAATTGCTTGGTATGTTCCAGCAGTAGTGCTCATCATTGGACTATCTGCTTTCAAAATATCCCCACTTGAATAAGTATATCCTGTTTGTCCTGCTCCGCCGTAATAGTATCTTTCCATATCTTGAACTGTTCTTACATAATTTCGTGCCATATTATTCACTCTCCCCTCAATGCTTTATTCGCAAGTCTGTGAACAGCGTCCCAAGATAGGTCGGCCATTTCACTCGTAGCGGGAACGGTAACTGATGAAGCACTCTTAGTAATTGCTACACCTTCATTTGATGATACATTGCTGATTCGGTCATTAAGAGCAACAACGGCTTTTTGTAATTCTAATAGAGGTTTGCGAGAATCAAACTTCACGCGAGCCTTTTCATTCTTCGCAATTCTCTGTTCTTTAGCGAGTCGGTCTGCAAAGTAATTACCAAGAGAACCTTTGAATTGTTGTTCGGTTGATGCGGCCTTATAGACTTCATAAGCCGCTTCAATCTCACTTTGAGAAACATTATTAGGAGCAAGATAACTCTTAATGACATTTTTATTACCACTTGGGGCAGAACCAAAATCCATCTTTGGCCTCTTAGAAGATTCACCTTCTCCTGCACCTTCAAGAGAACCTTGTCCGCGATGGTCAAAACCAGATTGCCCCGGTCCATATCCTTTATTTACACTATCAAAGTGATTTCGTGCACCGGCTACATCGTGTCCAACGCTCTTTGCTGTCTGTTCTAACCATGCAAGATAGTCAGTTGTTATCATATCGTCTGCTTTTTGTGTCATATCATCACCATACATTGCTTCTTCTAAATCTTCTGGCTCATCATCATCCTCATCATTGCCGAGGTCAAGTTTAGGCTTCTTTTTAGGAGGAGGAAGTGGACCATCATCATCATCGCCACTTGGGGGGCCATCATCGCCACCGAAAGGAAAACCTGTTTCTTTGTCTTCTTTGTCTTTCTTGTCTTTATCATCATCATCATCATCTAATTTCTTAGATAATCTTTCTAATACATTTTGTAATTCATTCATCGGGTCAGTCATATTATCACCATTGTTTTGTTTCAATATTCTAAATTGTGCTTCGGGGTTAATTCCGCTTTCGCAAATTGTTACCTCATGCAATTCCATTCGTCGGATTTCACGATAGTCGCCGCGAGTATCATCACTCTTATTGACGCGCTCAAACGCTTGTCCTCCGATGGAAAATGAACGAAGATTACCTTTACGAACCTCCGACGCGACTTCTCGCGCTTTCTCTATATCATTCCTTAATTGAATGACTACAAACATTCCTGTATCATCAACTTCGGATTTCCAAACCCTGCCGTTGCTATCAGTATATGATGGTATTACACTACCAACTTGTATGTTAGAGTGTGCAAGTTGAACATTTCTAAAGGAGTCTGCTTTCATGAAATTACCAAAAGCATCTTTCAATG